TTGGACACATGCTTCTTTATTTGATGCTGCACCAGGTACTTCTGAATATGCTTCGAATCTTGGTGGATCAGATGATGAGATTTATATCGTTGTATCTGACGAAGATGGTGAAATAACTGGAACGGCTGGTACGGTATTAGAAACATTCATCGCTTCTAAAGCTACTGATGTTAAATCTGTTACCGGTGAAGGTATGTTCTATAAAGATGTACTATTCCGTTCATCAGAGTACATTTACTTCATGGATTATCCTACAATAAGTCCTGCATTTGGTGGGTCTGTTAAAGGCACTGCATATGATTCGGCTCAAGGATCATATTCACTATCATTAAGTGGTGGGGCTGATGGCTCATATCCGACTGTAGGGGATTTCAAAGAAGGACTGGATCTTTTCAATGATGCCGATACAGTTGATGTTAATCTTCTGATGGCTGGTCCTGGTGATCAGGCTCATGCACAGAACGTTATTGATGTATGTAACTCTCGTAAAGATTGTCTTGGATTCATATCACCAGAAATGGCTGACGTTGTTGGTGTTGCTTCATCTGATACACAAACTACCAACGTTAAGACCTATTTTGATGCTTTATCCTCAACATCTTATGCAGTATTTGACTCAGGATGGAAATATCAATATGATACCTACAATGATGTATATCGTTGGGTACCATTAAATGGTGACATGGCAGGTACATGTGCTAATACAGACGATGTTGCTGATCCTTGGTTCTCTCCAGCTGGTATGAGCCGTGGTAATATCAAGTCAACTGTTAAATTGGCATTTAATCCTGCTAAAACCCAAAGAGATACCCTTTACAAAGCTCGTATCAACCCAGTATGTACATTCCCTGGAATGGGTACATTATTATGGGGTGATAAGACAGCTCAAGCTAAAGCATCTGCATTTGATCGTATTAATGTTCGTAGATTGTTTATGGTACTTGAAAAGGCAATAGCTAATGCTTCGAAGGCTCAATTATTCGAGCTTAACGATGATATCACGCGTTCAAACTTTGTAGCAATGACTGAACCTTTCTTAAGAGATGTTCAGGGACGCCGAGGTATTACAGATTTCAAAGTAGTTTGTGACACATCAAATAATACTGGTGATGTTATCGATCGAAATGAATTCCGTGCTGACATCTATATCAAGCCTGCTCGTTCTATTAACTTTATCACTTTAACTTTTGTGGCTACCAGAACTGGTGTGTCATTCTCAGAGGTAGGAGCGTAAAATGGCTAATATAGAACTATTTAAAGCAAACTTAACAGGCGGCGGTGCTAGAGCTAATCAGTTCGAAGTAATCATGAACTTTCCGGCCATCGCAATGGCTGGTCAAGCTGGTAGAAAATTTACATATCTTTGTAAAGCAGCATCACTACCCGGATCCACAATTGCAGCAGTTGAAGTACCATATCGTGGTAGAACTATGAAAGTTGCTGGTGAAAGAACATACGAAGATTGGGAAACAACCTTATTCAATGACACTGATTTCGATATTCGTAACGCAGTTGAAAGATGGATTGATGGTATGGATAGAACTTTAATTGAAGCAACTAATGTAACTAATCCATTATTATATCAATCTTCAGCTGAAGTTCATCAACTTGATAGAAATGGCAGTAGATTAAAATCCTATAACTTCTTTGGGATTTGGCCTACCTCTATCGGTGCAATTGATCTAGGTTATGACTCTAATGATGCAGTAGAAGAATTTGCTGTAACATGGTCTTATAACTACTTCACATCGATGAATCCTATTACTACTATCTAATATAGAAATAGTATAGGAATGGAAGGGGTGTTAATTCACCCCTTTTTTTATGCTATGCTTTATTTGAAGACCCAGTAGGACTAGCAATAATAACTTTAGGTGAGGAGTCTCTATAATTCAAAGGTTTATAATCCATCATGTGACTTTTAACAGAATCCCTGATAATCATGAGTGAGCAATAGTATTTCTCCCCAACTTGATGAGCAACGCTTTCAATTAACCATTTTCCAGAAAGTCTTTCATTCTCAGAATGTAGTCCGTCTACTTTAATGCCAATTATATCACCAGCTTGAAGACCACTAATCCCAGGCACTGAAACCTGTGCCCTCTGGATATTCATACTATTAAGTGATGTTTTTCTTTGAAGAAGGGTTTCTTTGTAATTCAATTTCTCAAATTGATTAAGCCCCTCGGTGATTTGATAAGCATATTTACCAGATCCACTTACCATATTATAATATGAATCTGGAAATGCTGACATATTATTCCCATCTTCATCCACAGGACCATCTGGAGTTAATGGGAATTCATTAACCTTAATCTGATCCGCATCTTCTTCAAATTGATTGTGATAACCCCAGGTACTAGTACTCCACGTTTTAGATCTAATATCATGCTTTAGTAAAGTGGATCCATATGTTCCTAATGCGGTGTGCTTCAATATATCTGTATCGGATTTTACTTCAAAGTTAAGTGCCCTAGTAGCTCTAGTCTCTATAGGAGCGCCTACCCCTGGTTGACTTGGCTCTACCCTGAATACAATGCCCTCTGGTCTAATCCCATCTAGATATATCATTTCCGCCATAGATCTAAAATGAAATGATTTAGTACTCTGAAAGAAAAGAAAATCTGGATTCGTCGTATTAGATGAAATGGCAAATTGAGACGCCATATTAATAGCATCAATGGGACTCTTATTTGGTATAATCAACCTATTATTACTTTTAACCTCCTCAAGCCAAAGAGGTTCACCAGCGCTCAGATAATCAGTGTATATATCCCTAACCATATCAGAATAATTCCCTTCAAATGATTTTGAGATTTTTACTCTAGCATTATTAAGAAATTCTTGTGGTATAAGATTTAATGTATATCTTATACTATGAAGATTGATCTTCTCTTTATTCTTTATCTTGGATAATATTAAGTTAACTTTAATCCGATGTTCCGAGCCCTTTGTCCCAAATTCTAGGTAGAGTGGTTCTGTCCCAGACAAATGGAATTCCTCAAGAGCATTATCTCTATCTAATATAGTTATATCACCGGTCAGAAAATTGTTGAATATAGATTCATAGAGATTAAGTCCCTCTATCATGGATAATATATTTAGAACACCTGCCTTAGTGGTCAGGACGCATGAATATATTTTAAATTGACCTGGCTCTTGAAGTTCATTGTTATTCCTCAGATCCTCAAGAAGAGTTGTTACGTTTGTCATATTAATACTTTATATTCTTCTACGAAATCTTCAAGATACTCTGGTTTTAAAATTAATATAGACGCCTTATCATTATTCTTTCTCTCTTCATATGTATAATTACTAACAGGATAATTAGTTACCACACTTAGCACATCACCATCATCATCTTCATAGTGATGAGTAGCATCAGCGAGGGCTACTGATCCATATTTTTCATATACATATTCATTGAATTCCCTAACTGATTTTGGCCAATCTTCCCCAACATTAATGATATTATTAACAAGAAGTAATACCCAGTGATATTCTACTGACCCATATAATTTATAAGCTAGAAGCTCCGGTGTATCTCCATCTTCTATATCATATCGCATTAGTCCAACAGAGTCAGACAAGATTTTAGGAAGAGGTGCAACCTTTCGGAAAATATCGATGACTGTGTCTTCCCCATATTTAATGGATGGGTGCATACTAAAAAACATATTAATAACCCTCTTCTATTAATTTTCTATTTTGTATAGATATTTCTTCAAATGATAATGTTATTGTGTAGGATATAGGACTACTATCTTCTTCGTATGTAGTACCCCTCTCATCCCCATACTTAACATTGACAGATTTACAATAACATAGATCATAGAGTGGATAATGAGGATTTGCATTAGACCCAGCCATTCTAGTAACCCGAAATAAATCTGGAAAATCGTAGGAGGTGTAAGCACTTCCTGACCCCTCTGTTGCACCTCTATGAAGTGCTGGGGAACTTGACGTCCTAAAAAGCTTAATAATATCCCGAGCAGCTTTACTCTCCTCTGCACTTCTAGGTACAAAGGTGTGAGTCATTGAGAATGATCGTGGACCACCAGGACCGTCATATTTTAATGCCATTTTATCAACTACAGCAACTCCAGTCAGAGCACCTGAGATAGATGCACCGGCCTTTGACCCTAAATCTTGGAGAGTGCCTGGAATTTTCGAGGCCCCATCCCCGACTGCGCCCAAAGCACCTTTAAAGTTTCCATCAGCAAGATTCCCAGTTACATTCTTTACTGTCTGATCGATCATACCACCAGCAGCTTCTTGTTTCCATGATTGATCCTCTGTAATCTCAAATTGATTCTCTTCACTAAGTCCGATTATACCTTTAAAGACTTTCGCTACATTGATGGACATGTGAGAAGATTTACTACGAGAAGTACCAGCCTTAGAGCCTATAGGTAGGTATTCTAATATTTCATATTTAACCCACGTTGGATATGAATCGACATTTCTAGGAAAAGCTATCATAGATGTGTTAAATTTAAATGCACCTTTTCCCCCATCTCCAGTAGTATCGAGTATTTGACCCTGATCTGTAATATCTGAAGTACCACGCTTAACCGCGGTAACCAGTCCATTTTCATCAAATTTATTAGTGATGCGTATATTAGCCATGAGTTATCTAAAAGTACTTAATTAGTATATTGTAATTATTTATAATAAATAATGAGATGGGAAATTATTATAAAGGAAAATATACACTGAAGAATCCTATCAAATATGTAGGGAATAGAGATAACATTACATATAGATCTTCATGGGAATTGAAGATGATGAATTATTTAGATAATAATAGATCTATTATAGAATGGAATTCTGAAGAGATAGTTATACCATATCTCTCTCCACTTGATGGGAAGTTTCATAGATATTATACTGATTTTTATGCTAAAATAAAAGATTCAGAGAATAATATAAAAAAATATTTAATTGAAGTTAAACCTCGAAAGGAAAGATCTCCGCCTCGGAAGAATAAAAATAGAGCTAGATATATAAAGGAAGCGAGAACCTATGTCACCAATCAGGCTAAATGGGAAGCTGCAGAGATGTGGTGTAAAAAGAAGGGATGGGAATTTAAAGTCCTTGATGAGAGGGATTTAGGTATCAAGTAATAATGATATAAATAGTATTATGGAATCACTATTCGACAAATTACAAGCTGCTGCCTACAAGAAGCAGATCCCCGCACAGACTAAGAGATCTCGAGATTGGTTTCGCAATCAATTGAGTGGTACGCGCATGAAAGCTGATGATCTTCTTTCTGATCCGCAATTGGAGTATCGTACTCGACCTGGTCCTGGGCGTATGTATACGTATTTCTATGATCCTAAGCATAAGAGTACTTTGCCGTACTATGATAGATTTCCATTAATTATAATGGTTGATAAAGCTCCTAAGGGATTTTATGGTTTAAATCTCCATTACCTACCACTCCCTCTAAGAGCTAAGTTTCTCGATCAGCTGATGACTATAACTAATAATAAACGATTTGATGAAGGGACTAAGTTTAAAGCATCTTATGAGCTACTTCGATCCTCAAGTAGCATGAATATGTTCCGTCCATGTTTCAAGCATTATTTGATACATAAAGTAGAATCTGAAATAAAAATGATACCTGCAGATCTGTGGGAGATAGCAGCATTTCTACCAACTGCAAGATTCAAGGGTGCAAGGGCATCTAAAGTTCATTCTGACTCAAGAAAAATGATAGGATAGATATGTCAATATTAACAAAAGGGTATAGTATAGGGTCTCAAGTATACGGGGGTATAGAAAGTCTAGGCAACCTATATGATCAGTTCTTTGGTGCGAAAGAAGAGCTTGGTCGCCGTGCCAAGTTGGATGAGTTTATTACTAATAGCACATTCGATTTCTCGAGGACATCACACTTTAGATTAAAGATACTACCAGCATCTATTAATACTTCTGGCACCGGTACTTTTAACAATACCTTTGCTTCTAATGCACTTCATGGTGTGAGTATGCTCTGTGATAGTACAACCCTCCCTGACGTTGCTACAATACCTTTATCTGGTGCAGTGGCATCAGACTTTTCTTATGAAGTAGTTAAGAATGTAGCATATGCAACACAAAGTGCGTCATTCTATGTGCATGAAGATATGTTTCAAAAGAAGTTTTTTGACGACTGGATTGAGTTAACATATCATAAGTCAAAGGGCCAACCGCATTACTATAATAATTATGTTACTGATATAGAAATATATCAATTAAAGAGAACATTAGATTCTAGTAAGTTGACTGAGGACACAGACTGGACTTATAAAACAAAATTATATAACGTATATCCTAAGTCTATCGCACCGATGACATTAGATTGGGGTACCGCAAATCAACTACAGAAGATATCAGTTACTTTTCATTATACACATTGGGATTCATTCACAAATAAATAGAGGCACGATATTATGGCTTTACCAAAGTTACAGGCACCAACATATGAGTTGAAATTACCATCTTCAGGTAAAAAAATTAAATACAGATCATTCTTAGTTAAAGAAGAAAAACTATTAATGATAGCAAATGAAACAGGGGAAGAGGAAGAGAGAATATTAGCTATCTCCCAAATTATTGAAAATTGCACATTCTCTAAATTAAATGCACGAAATATGCCTGTTTTTGATATAGAGTATCTATTCCTACAATTAAGAGCTAAAAGTGTTGGGGAAAGTGCAGAAGTTAAAGTACTATGTCCAGATGACGGAATCACGTATGTCGATGTCACCATTAATCTTGAGGATATTAAATGCTCAAGACCTAAGAAAAATGCAAATGTCATTAAATTAGATGATCTCGTGGGTGTAACATTAAAATATCCTAGTATAAGTACCTCTAATGCAAATGATTTAGTTGATGTACTTAGTGATAGTATTGAATCTATATTTGATGGTGAATCAGTTTATGACCCTAAAGATTTTAGTAAAGAGGATTTAAAGTCCTTCATCGAATCTATGACACAAGGACAATTAAATAAAGTTATAGAGTTTTTTGATAATATACCTAGAGTGCATTTAGATGTAGAGGTTACAAATCCTAAAACCTCTGAGAAGTCCTCTGTCAGACTTGAGGGACTAGATTCTTTTTTCTAATAGCTCTTTCCCATAACAATTTAGGATCATATTTGAGGACCAACTTCGCAATGATGCAACATCATAATTATAGTTTAAGTGATATTGAAAATATGATACCATGGGAAAGAGATATTTACGTTGCACTATTAACAGACTATATTGAAAAAGAAAACGAAAAACGATCCAAAAGCACTTAAAGCACTTAAAGCACTTAAAGCACTTAAAGCACTTAAAGCACTTAAAGCACTATAAACAATTAACAAACTATAAGCACCGAAAGAAGGGTAAAGTCATGGATATAAAAGACATATTAGAAGCCGAGCAAGAGATTAATGCGGAATATGAAAGACAAATTGCGCTCAAGGAGTCTAGTATTCTTTTGGCACAAAAGGAAAAAAGATCTATAAAGAATATAGAAAAGAGTATTAAGGAACTTGGTGAAAAAAGAAAGAAAGACCTTGAGGAATTTGCTCGCTCTAAAGAAATTCTAGGGAAAAGAGAGAAAGCCCTAAAGGATTATGAGGAAGCCCAGAAAGATATCAAGGCAAGAGAAGAACAAAAAATAAGGGGCGAGGAAGAAGAATGGGACAAAAGACGAGCTGCAGCACAAGAAGCTTTTTATGACCCAGCTGGATTCATGAAAGTATTTCTTCTGAAGAAAGCCCAAGAAAAAGTCGCCTACCTAATATCAGCTAAAAGAAGAAGAGAAGTAGCCGAAGAGAAAGATAAGGAGATGGCTGCAGAGAAGAAAGCCGCAGAAGAACTAATCGAAAAAAGAAAAGAATTAAACCTTCTGAAGAAGAAAATAGTAAGTCCAGAAGTAGTACCTTCTACTTCACCACTAGTTACACCAGGGGATGGTGGAAGCGATGAATCCAATAATAAAGGATCAGATCTCTTAATCGAAGCTATTGAATCGTCTGGTCTTAATACTGCAGATGCTATAGAGGGTCTTACAAGACAACAAAATGTACAATGGAAGGCAGATCAAAGAGTGAGTGCTTCTGAAGAGGCAGCGGCTGCTAATGGTCCTTCCGGTTCCTCAATTACATCGCCGGGTACCTCACCAGAAATAGGCATGACCGAAGCACCTAAACCTGGAATCATGGAGAAGATGAAAAGCCCAACATCAGGATTGAAAGGCATTATCGGCAATGTAATGAAGAAATTCGGTAAAGCAGGTAAGTTTCTATCATCTCTAGGTGCCAAATTCTTAATGCCTTTTATTACAACCCCTATAGGATGGGCGGCACTTGCAGGTCTCGCAGTAGGAGGTCTCGTGTTTGCATATTGGGATGATATAACTGCATTTGTAGGAAAAATGTTTGACGGGGTTAAGTCAATGTTCTCGAAGGTGGTGGGAGCTATATCAGGAATGTTTTCTGCAGTAGGTAATGCTATTAAAGAAGTTATATCATTCTTTAATCCTATGAATCTATTACCAATGATAGCTAGAGCATTGTTACCAACCGATATGTATGATGCAGTATCTTCTTTCTTTGGTGGCGATAGCACCGAGGAACGTGAAGATAGAGGCAAACAAGAGGCGGCTAAGAAAGAACTTCAAGCCGCGGAATATGACGTTGAGGAAGCAAATTACGAATTGGACGCGGCAACTGATGTGCAACAAAGGGCATCAGGAGATTTAAGTGATTTAGAAGGCGCAACCGCAGTGGCTATATACCCAGATGGTCGCACATCAATAGTGACTGATAAGATTAATGGGAGACACAATGTTCCTGGAGCTGAGGATAACATTCGAAAAAATGGAGCTAGAGTTGCTACCAAAGAAGAAGTTAAAAGTCTAATAGTATCTGCACAGGATAAGCTAGCTGTCGCTGATATGAAAGTTGAAGACGCGCTAATTAAGTCCACCAAAGCTGACAACAATTTTGCTGCTGCCGCCGGTAAGTTCAATGAAATAGATAAACTAGTCAAGGGGTCTGATCAGAAAAAGAAAAAACCAGGTAATATTGTTGCTGATTTGGTTAGAGCCGGTGCTGTAGATTATAATGTTATTGGTAACTCTGTCGTAAAGGATTGGCAAGCACTTAAGAAATTAGATTATGGTACTCTAGAAAAGGTATTAAGTTTTGATGATTGGAGTGATGATACTGGTCGTGGTATTTTGCGGATAATGAATTCTAAAAAACAACTAATTGGTGCTAATGATGTGAATCCCAATGCATCTCTGGAAGATCCTCGTCCAGTCCTAGCAAGGAGTGAGAATGGTATCACTAAGAAGAATAATATGATATCAGCAGCTATGGAAAAGGGTCTAGATAATAAGATTAGAGGTTCCGAGAGTGAACCTAAGACCTCTGCCCAGAATAATCTAGTAACATCATCTGTAGTAAATAATAATACTACAATTAAAAAAGAGAACACTCACGACACTGATATAACAAACAGAAGTTTGAATAAAAGCGCCATGATGTTCTCAGAGCAAGACTTTTAGGAGTTTGCTAATTTCTCAAAATAAGACATTGCATCATCTGATTCAGCTGAAGCTACAGTTTCTAATTGAGGTTTTTCTTGAACTTCTTGTGATTGTGATGATTGTATCACTGGTGCCGATGATGTACCTAATACATCATCTAACTTCCTCTTAAGCTCATCATATGATTTGAACTTATCAGGAGCAACTAATTCAGCCAATGAATAACATTGATTCCAAA